GGAATAGCTAAAGCCAGTATAGCATCAATAAATGGTGTTGCTCTTGCAAGTATTTCGTCAATAAATGGGGTTTCTTAAAATTATTACATACGTATATGTAAACATATAAAATTAAAAGTTATGGCTATTAAAGAATCTAACACTATTAAACTTACAACCGAAGAAATAACTAAGCTTAATGAGCTTCGTGTTAAAACAAGTGAACTTACTTTCCAAAGAGGACAATTAGGAATTGCAGAAGATAATATTAAGAGACAACTCAATCAGTTAGCAGAACAATTTAATGAAATGTACCAAGAAGAAAGTAAAATTTCTTCAACTTTCTTTGAAAAATATGGTAAGGGTTCAATTGATCTAGAAAAAGGAACTATTACTACTGAGGAATAATTTTCTATAGGGTTTGGTATTTTTTAGATATTTATTATCGGCTTCCACTTTGTCTATGTTTTGACAAAAGAATCCATATTTATATACAACACAAATAACTAAAAGATAATGGCCGAACAAATAGTATCACCAGGGGTATTTCAAAGAGAAACCGACCAGTCATTTATAACACCTGCTCCAGTGGAAGTAGGTGCCGCAATCGTAGGACCAACAGTTAAGGGACCTATTGAATTTCCTACTGTAGTAACTTCATTTGCTGACTATAAAAATAAATTTGGAACAACTTTTATATCTGGGTCTTCTAATTTAGAATTTTTTACTTCTATAGCAGCCCAAAAATATTTTGCTAATGGGGGTAACAGCTTATTAGTTACTCGAGTAGTTTCAGGTTCAGGAGATTCTTGGGATTCCGCAACTAGTAGTGACATAAGTGCTAATCAAGGGGCATCTTCTGGTTTCGCAAAGGGTAAAATAACATTAGTAAATGAATTTACCTCAGAAACAGAATTTCAAATAACAGTAGGTAGTACTGAATTTAGGTTTATTGCAGGAGACAATACAGGTGGATTACCCGCAGATAATAACCCCGTATTTTACTTTGCTAGTGGTTCTAGTTTATCAAATACAGTTACTAATTTAGTAGCTAAAATTGATGGAGCTTCCATAGGAGTAGATTCTACTGCTAATAGCGCTGAAATCCAACTTACAGCATCAATTGCAGGTACTGCAGGTAATTTAATTACAGTTGACACTGGATCAGGATCAACCTTTTCTGATGTATTAACTCTTGCCGGGGGTACTGATGGTACTGGTACAAAAGCATTTACCCTAAAAACAATAGGTGAAGGAACTATTCTTAATAACTCTATATCAACCACAGATGATGGTACCCAGTATAGTGACGGATCACTAGTTTCTGGTTCTAAAGATAATTTAAGATATGAAGTTACGGGTGTTAACACCGCTAATGGTACTTTTAATCTTTCTATTAGAAGAGGGGACGATAATACAAATAATAAAATAATATTAGAAACGTTTGTTGGGTGTAGTTTAGATCCTAAATCAGATAATTATATAGCTAAAATAGTAGGAGACCAATACCCTAGCCCAGTTACAGAAGAAGGACAAACCTTTATTAGAATTAACGGAGAATACCAAAATAGATCTAAATTTATATATGTTTCTTCAGTAGAATTACCTACTCCTGATTATTTAAGAATAGATGGTGAAATAGGAACAGATTCAAATAATGTCAGTTATGAAAGTAGTTTACCTTCAGCCCAAAGTGGATCATTCCATAGTGCTACAGGTACTAATATCCCCACATACTCTGATGGGTTAAAAACTTTTGATGGAATTACAGGTACTAATTCACAAGGACTTGTAGGAACTGATTACACAACTGCTCTTAATATTCTTAAAAACACAGATGAATATAGATTTGCTACTATTACAATCCCCGGAATGTATAATGAGGGAGCCTCTCAGGCAACTGCAGTAGCATCTGCTATAGAATTATGTGAAGGAAGAGGAGATGCATTTTTAATAGCAGACCTTGTAAAATATGGTGCTACTTTATCCACAGTAACAACGGAAGCAGCCGAATTAAATACTAATTTTGCTGGTAGCTACTGGCCTTGGGTGTCAGTACCATCAACTGAATTAGGTAGAAATGTATGGTGTCCTGTTTCAACAGTAATGCAAGGAGTATATGCCGCTAATGATAGAGTAGCTGCCCCATGGTTTGCACCTGCTGGTTTAAATAGAGGTGGGTTACCTATAGTTAGAACTGAGTATAAGTTAACACAAGCATTAAGAGATAAACTTTATGATAATAAAGTAAATCCAATTGCAACCTTCCCAAGAGTAGGTCCAGTTGCTTATGGTCAGAAAACACTCCAGAAAAAAGCAAGCGCATTAGATCGTATTAACGTAAGAAGATTATTAATCTCTTTAAAGAACTTTATTGGAGACACTTCTAAGAATTTAGTATTTGAACAAAATACAACAATTACTAGAAATAAATTTTTAAATGCTGTTAATCCATTCTTAGAATCAGTTCAACAAAGACAAGGATTATTTGCCTTTAGAGTAGTAATGGATGAATCAAACAATACAGCCGAAGCTATTGATAGAAACCAATTAGTAGGCCAGATATTTATCCAACCTACTAAAACTGCCGAATTCATAATCCTAGATTACACAATTCAGCCAACAGGAGCAACATTTAACGACTAAAAACTTAGGTTTAACATATTTATAACAAAACAACAAGACAATGGCAATATTAAGTTCAGCAGATATGTTCTATACAGCTTACGAACCCAAGCTGCAAAATAGATTTATATTTTATATAGATGGTATTCCTGCTTATCTCATTAAGTCCGCAGATAAGCCTAAATACACAGCAGAAGAAGTGGTTCTTGACCACATTAACGTGAAAAGAAAAGTTAAAGGTAAATCCGATTGGAGTACCATTAGCTGTACATTATACGATCCAGTAACCCCATCAGGTGCACAAGCAGTAATGGAATGGGTCCGTTTACACCACGAATCCGTAACAGGTAGAGATGGTTACTCTGACTTCTACAAAAAAGATGTTAGATTTAATACATTAGGCCCTGTTGGTGACGTTGTTGAAGAATGGATTTGTAAAGGTGCTTATGTTACTAATGCTGAATTTGGATCAGGTGACTGGACTTCATCTACCCCAATGGAAATTAGCTTAACCATTGCCATGGATTATGCAATCTTAAACTACTAAGATTCTTAACATAAATAAATTAAGAGGTGCGCAAGCACCTCTTTTTTTTACATATGTATATGCAAACATATAAAGTTGTAACAAATGGAAAACCAATCAATGTTCCCTACTGAGGAAGTTACTTTACCCTCTAAAGGTTTAATTTACCCCTCAGAAAACCCTTTATCAAAGGGTACCCTTGAAATGAAATATATGACTGCAAAGGAAGAAGATATTCTAACTAATAATAGTTATATTAAAAATGGCACAGTAATTGATAAATTACTTCAATCCCTTATAATCACACCAATTGATTATAATGATTTAGTTGTAGGTGATAAAAATGCAATTATGATTGCTGCTCGTGTATTAGGATATGGTAAAGATTATTCATTTACGTTAGATGAAGAAGAACAGACTGTTGATTTGACAGAAGTAAATGATAAAGAATTACAAGAAGAGCATTTATTAGAAAAAGGTAAAAATGAATTTAGTTTTATGCTACCCACTATTCAAAAAAATATTACTTTTAAGATATTAACTCATGGAGATGAAAAGAAAGTTGACACTGAGGTAAAAGGTCTTAAAAAAATCGATAAAAAATCCTCAGCTGAATATTCAACTCGCCTAAAACACATGATATTATCTGTTGAAGGTGATTACGAGCGCAAAACAGTACGTCAATTTGTTGATAATCAATTATTAGCTAGAGACTCAAGAGCACTAAGGGAATACATCAAAGAAATACAGCCTGATGTTGACTTGACTTTTGATCTGGAAAATGCCGCTGGAGACGTGAAAGGCGTTCGGATCCCAATTGGGATCACGTTTTTTTGGCCTGACACCGAGTTATAAATTTAACGTTTATAATGAAATTCATGACCTAGTATATTACGGGAAGGGAGGATTTCTATATTCTGAAGTATATAATATGCCTATTCATATTAGGAGATACCACATTAGAAAAATTAATGAAGTTCATACTAAACAGAATGAAGAACATAATAAACAAATGGCTAAAGCAAACCAACAGTCTAAAACAACTGCTAAAGCACCTAATTTTAATAAAGGGATTCCCTCTTAATATTTATAACCATACTCTTAATATAAATGGCAGATTTAGGAAACACAGCAGGTAAGGCAAAAGACGCTTTTGAAGAAGTAAAAGATTTAGTTAAAATACTAAATGAAAGGTTAGAAGATTCTACAGTTAATATGGAAAGCTTTAATGATGCTTTACAAACTGGAATAAATTTGTCTAGAAATATGTCTAAGCTTTCTGAAAAAAGTGCCTTAGACCATAAAAATGCTGCTGATTTTCAAAAAACTGCGACCTTTGCTAAACGAAAAGAACTTGACGCTAAACGAAATGCTAATAAACTTGATAGTGAAGCTAAAAAATTAGCACAAGAAGCGGCTAAGGCTTCAGATAAAAATAAAGGTAGACTTGAACAAATGGCTAAAAGAGCCAAACAAGCTGCTAATGAATCAAGAAATTTAGCAGAGGGATTCGCGGGAGCAGCAACCAAAGCAGCTGCTATGGCTAAAGCCCTAGAAGTAGGAACTGCTGTGTTAGATGCTATGTTTACAGGGTTAATGAAAGCAGACGAGGAGGCCGCAAAACTAGCTAAGGATGTAAATTTAACTAAGTCTGAAGCAAACGGTTTAAGACAAGAATTTGCTTTAGTAGCTTTTAATTCTAAAGAACTAGCTATTACTACTAGTAGATTATTAACTGCTTTTAGTGCTCTTAATGACCAACTAGGTACTGCTCAACAGTTTAGTATGGCTACTGTTGGTACTTTTTCTAAATTAACTGAACTAGTTGGTATATCTGCCGAATCCGCAGGTAATTTAGCATTTGCTGCCGAAAGAAATGGTGCTAACTTTAGAGAAGTTGAAGAAAATGTCTTAGCAACTTCACATGAATTACAACGTGGGGCAGGAATTGCATTAAATATGCAAAATATCCTTGAAGCTACAGGTAAAGTTACAGGACAATTAAGAGCTCAATTAGGTGGTAATCCTAAATTAATAGCTGAAGCAGTTACAAAAGCTAAATTATTAGGAGCCGAAATTAATGATATAGTAGGTGCTAGCAAACAATTATTAGAGTTTGAAACAAGCATTGAATCTGAATTAGAAGCAGAATTACTAACAGGTAAGCAACTTAACCTTGAAAGAGCAAGAGCAGCAGCCCTAACAGGTGACCAAGCAACATTAGCTGATGAATTAGCTAAAAACATGGGCACGTTTACTGATTTTACTAAAATGAACACCTTACAGCAGGATTCATTAGCTAAATCAATGGGTATGCAAACTGATCAGTTATCAGATATGCTTTTTAAGCAAGAAACTATGGGTATGAATGCCGAACAGCTTAGAGCAGTTGGTAAAGGTGAGTTAGCAGATAGGTTAGAACAAGTTTCAGCCCAAGAAAAGTTAAATCTAGCACAAGAAAAATTCCAAAGCTTGTTAGCTGATGTTGCTGCTATAGCATTACCTATTGTAGATGCATTTGGTAGAATGGTTCAGTTTATATCTGAAAGCAAAATATTAATGGGTGCTTTAGTGGGTATAATGACAGCTTTAGGAGCGGCAGCAGCTGTATTTGCTGTTAATGCTTTACTTACTGCAATTCCTACTATTATGGCTAGCTTAGCAGCAATACCTTTTGGTATTGGTATTCCCCTCGCATTTGGTGCTATAGCAGGTTTAATGGCAGCTATGTCCGCTGGTGAAAGTTCAGTTAAAATGGCTGAGGGTGGTATTGTAAAACCAAGACCCGGTGGTACATTAGCTACTATTGGTGAAGCTGGTCAGCCAGAAGCAGTAGTTCCATTAAATAAAGCTAAACAAATGGGATTTAGTGGTGGAGGAGGATCCGCTCAACCC